CTTTAAAGTACACATTTACAAATGGTAGTTACATAGAATTTTTTAGTGTTGAACAACCAGATAAATTAAGAGGAGCAAGAAGAAGTGTATTGTATGTGAATGAAGCAAACAATGTACCCTTTGAAGCATACACACAATTAAGTATTAGAACATCTGGAGATATATGGATTGACTTTAATCCAACTGCAAACTTTTGGGCGCATAAAGAAGTTGTAGGCAACGATGATGCAGACTTTATTACACTAACATACAAAGACAATGAAGCTCTACCAGAAACGATTGTAAAGGATATAGAGAGTGCAAAAGACAAAGCAAAGGATTCAGAGTATTGGAGCAACTGGTGGAAAGTATATGGGCTTGGGCAAATAGGAAGTTTAGAAGGTGTATGTATTCCAGACTGGAAAGAAATAACACTACCAGCAGAAGCAAGGTTATTATGTTATGGAATGGACTTTGGGTATAGTGCTGACCCAACTACATTAGTAGCTTTATACAAATACAATGATGCTTATATTTTTGATGAGGTAATATACCAAAAGAAATTACTAAACATAGACATCTCAAATCTATTAAAGCAAAACAATATACAAGAGATAATATATGCAGATTCAGCAGAGCCAAAATCAATAGCAGAGTTAAAAAGTTACAGACATAAAATACTACCTTGTACAAAGGGTAAAGATTCAATTGTATATGGTATTAACTTAATAAACCAAAACAAAATATTTGTAACAAGTAGAAGCAAGAACTTAATTAAAGAATTACAATCATATACTTGGATGAAAGACAGAGAGGGTAACACTATTAACAAACCAATTGATGCTTTTAACCATTGTATTGATGCAGCACGTTATGCAATATCATCTCAGTTAAAGAATCCAAATGCTGGTAAATACTTTATAAGATAAATGGATAATGAACAGATGATTGCATTTGTAGAGTGCTTTATACACCATAGAACTGGAAAACAAGTAAGGATTGCAAAGCCAACAAAACCTAATCATTATTTACTACTCACAAAAGCCTATGAAAATTGTAAGGGTTTTTTTATAAAACATTAACAAAAAAGTATTATATAATTATATGAATATAGAGATAAACGTACCAACATCATTAAATGAGATTACTTTAGGACAATATCAGAAGTTTTTAAAAGTAGCAGAAGAAAACCAAGAGGGTAGTTTTTTAAATGCAAAGATGATAGAAATATTTTGTGGTATTCCTTTATCTGATAGTTATAAATTAAAGATGTCAAGTGTTGAGGCAATAGTAGATATCTTAACAGAGATGTTAAATGAAACACCAACACACATTGACAAGTTTACACTAAATGGTACTCAGTATGGTTTTATACCAGACTTAGATGAAATGTCTTTAGGAGAGTATGTAGACTTGGATGGTAATGCATCTGATTGGCAGAAAATGCATATTGCAATGAACGTATTATACAGACCAATTGTAACAAGTAGGGTTGGTAAATATAACATAGAAGAATATACTGCTAATGATTCAGATAAGATGAAAGCTATGCCATTGGGTGCAGCAATAGGTAGTCTTTTTTTTTTCTACAATTTAGGGATAGAGTTATCGAAGCATACGATTCTTTATTCCAGCAATCAAGTAGAAATGGAGATTATTCAAGAGCAGCTAATTTCGGAGCAAAATGGGGATGGTACTCATCAATTTTTAGTCTCGCTGGAGGAGATGTTAGAAAGCTTGAAGATATCACTAAATTAAATATACATCAATGTTTTACCTTTCTATCATTCACAAAAGAAAAGGCAGAGATTGAAGCACAACAAATAAAAAGTAAATTTTAGATGAAAGGATTTTATCAAGTAACGGAAACAATAAAGAATCAATTACTATCAGATGTAAATGTAAATACAGTAACAACTGGAGACATTACAAAGATTGATTTAAGCAAACAAACTATATTTCCTTTATCACACATCATTATAAATAATGTAAATAACGAAGATAATGTATTACGTTTTAATATATCTATTTTGTCTATGGATATTGTTGATGTTTCGAAAGAAGCAGTTGTAGATATTTTTAGAGGTAATGACAACGAACAAGATATACTTAACACACAATTAGCAGTTCTTAATAAACTATCACAAGTATTAAGAGGTGGTACATTACACCAAGACTTATATCAGTTAGATGGCAATCCTAGTTTAGAGCCTTTCTATGATAGGTTTGAAAATGAGATGGCTGGTTGGGCAATGACATTTGATGTACTTGTAAATAATGATATCAATATATGTTAAAGAACGTACAACAAGAGCTGAATAGATTTGCAAAGTATGTTATTCAACAATCAAGAACGAATCTAACAAAAAGCAAAAAGAATAGTTCTAAGGCACTTTATAATAGTTTAGACTATGACTTAAACGTAAGTCCAAATAGTTTCTCTATGAGCTTTCTAATGGAGGATTATGGTATATTTCAAGACAAGGGTGTAAGTGGTATAAAAAAGAAATACAACACACCTTATGCTTATACAAACAAAATGCCACCTCCAAGCAAAATGGATAAGTGGATTGTAAGAAAAGGTTTAAAAGGTGTAAGAGGTAAAGATGGTAAATTCATATCAAGAAAGTCTTTACAATTTATGATAGCAAGAAGTATTTACAACAATGGTATTAAACCAAGTTTGTTTTTTACAAAGCCATTTCAGAAAGCATTTAAAAACTTAGACAAAGACATAATAGAAGCATACAAATTAGATGTTGAAGAACTACTAAAATTTACAACGAATGGGAATAATTAATACAAGAAGTCCACACTTTTTATCTGTATCAATTGCTAACCTAGCAACTGCTACTTTAGATATAGAGATTTATACTGGGGATGAAACAACTGGATATAGTGGTACACCAACATATTCTTTAAGCAAACAGATAATACTAAACACAACTAAAATATCTTTTGAGATATCAGAGCTTATAAGAGATTATTTAGATATAACTTTTGAGGGAGATTATGATGCCTCTGCTGAACAATCTTGTAAATGGGTAAGAACAATACTTACTGCAAAAGATGGTAATGGTGTACAATTGTCACAAACAATAAGTACAGATTTAGCCTTTGATAGTTATGGTTATTTTGAAGAAGGTGCAAACTATTCTTTTGAATATGAGGGTTTATTAATGAGCAACAATTATATGTTTATAGAATCTGGAGATGAAATAAAGATACCAATTCAAACAGACAGAACTGTAACTGCTAAAATTTATGATTCAGATAATGGCATATTAGATTCTGATGTATTTTCTTCAACAGACCAATCACAAGACAAAGTAGCTTATACATCTTTTAATGATGACCAAGCAGTAAAAGCAACTATTCAATATACTGGAGATTCTGGCTCAGAAACATCAACTATAATTATATCACAATTAAGCGAATGTAAATTCACACCATACAAGACAACATTTATAAATAAGTTTGGAGTGTTACAAGATTTGTATTTCTTTAAAAAGTCAGTTGAGAAAATGACTACAAAGAGAGAAAGCTATAAAGCAAATACACTAGCATCAAACAACACTTACAATACCTACAATCACACAAAAAGAGATTTCAATATAGAAGCAAACGAATCAGTTTCTTTGAGTAGTGGTTTTGTGAATGAATCTTACAACGAGGTGTTTAAGCAGATGATGTTATCAGAGAAGGTATGGATTACAAGCGACAACAATCAAGTATTACCAATCAATATAAAGACAAGCAACATTACATACAAGACAAGTGTAAATGATAGGTTAGTAGAATACACAATTGAGTTTGATAATTCTTACAATGTTTTAAATGACATAAGATAAATGCAGAAAATACAACTATACATAGAAGGTCAGAGAGTAGATTTATTTGATGATGAAAGTGTTGTACTAACACAAACGATACAGAACGTAAAAGACGTTCAGAAAGTGTTTACAGACTATTCAAAGACATTCACATTACCAGCAACAAAAGAGAATAATAAAATATTTAAACACTATTATAACAATAGTATCACAAATGGTTTTGATGGTAGAAGTAGAGTAAATGCAATCTTAGAATTAAATCACTTAAAATTTAAGAAAGGTAAAATAAAACTTGAAGGTGTTGATTTAAAGAACAATTTACCATCTTCATACAAGGTTAGGTTTACTGGTAATACAGTTACATTAAAAGATTTACTTGGAGAAGATAAACTAGGTGCTTTAACAGACTTAAATTCAAATACACTTGTTTATAATGCTGCTAATGTAAAAACAAAGTTACAAGCTAATCCAGCATCAAACGATATTATAGCACCTTTAATAACACACACAGAAAGGTTGTTTTATGATAGTGGTACTCATAATGCTGGAACCCGTAATCTAGCCTATCATAGTGGAGGTGGTAGTCATATACACGGAGTATCTTGGGATGATTTAAAGTTTGCAATAAGAATTGATACTATTATACAAGCAATAGAAACAAACTATAATATTTCTTTTAGTGATGATTTCTTTACAAGTACAAATACACCTTACTACAATTTATTTATGTGGTTGCATAGAAAGAAAGGTTATGTAGAATCTCCAACTGCAACAGAAGTAGAATCTTTGGTTAATACTTGGACAACAACAAGTGTAGGTCAAACTGCAACACTAATGTCAAACACATCAACTTTATATGTTGGTGGTATTCCAGACAGATATACTAAATTAGATTTAAAACTAAGAACAACAAGTGGTTTTTCTTATAGTGTTTCTGTACAATTAAACGGAACACAGATTTACAATAGTGGAAGTGTAACTGGAGATTTAGATATAACAAAA